CGTAATGAGCGCAGGAATAATCTCCGGGGGCAACTGGGCAATCAATTCTTCAATTCCCCCTGCTCCCTGCAATGCTCCCGTGACATTCTCCTGTGGGCGCTGCTGCATCTCCTGAGCAAGTCGTTGCTCGATGCCGCCAACGCCACCCATCGTATCGTACAGTTCTTCTCTCCCCAATGGCATAATACTATCCTTTCTTAGCCTTTTTAGCATTCTTGGCTTGTTTAGGAGGATTCAACTCAGATTGTAACGCTTCAACGTAGGTTGTAATACGCACAAGCGTCTCTGGAAAGACATTGGACTCTGAGCATAAGTTTTCGAGGTTCGCCTCATAATCAGCCTTGAGGTCTTCGAGATTCGGCATCGCACCTTCTCCTTTGTTTACTGGGCATTAATTTCTACATCTGCCTGTACAGCATTCGCCACGTTCTGTGCATTGCTTCTGACTGTTCCGATGAGATCGGTCGCCGTGCTGGATTCAGAAGGCAGGGATTGTCTTCCCGTACTTCCACCTTCCTGACTCATCAGTTCCTGATGTTGCTGATTGTGCTGATCGCGCAACTGTATAATCTGCTGTTGTTGCTGGGGAAGCAGTTGCTGGAATTCTGGAAGTTGATCGATCTTGTTGTGTATCTGTATATGCGTCTGGTGATCTTGACCGCTCTGCGGAGGAACCTCCGATCCGCGCACCAGATAGGCAGCATTTTCCACCTGGGCAAGCCCCGAAGCATCTGGGTTGATATCGGCACGAAGAAGCTTCTGGAAATTGACCTTTCTGTATGCCGATCCCAGCAATTTGACAACCTCTTTGCGGTTGACAGGAAAAGGCATGGCAATCAACCTGTCATATAAAGCTAAAGTATCATTACGCTCAAGCTCTTCATTCAATACCATCATAGATCCCGGATCGATCTCGACATCCCACCTGCCCTGAAACCACCACGACTCCATAACAGATGCCATGCGCGGTTCCCCATCTCTGTTGACAGATACGTAGAAATTTTCAGGAAGGAAGCGCCGATCACTGAACATATTAAACATGTTATTGACTGCCCACCGATACGCATCAGCAACGGGAACCTGCATCCATTCCCTGTTAACCTCTGTGGCAGAGGCTCTTATGGATGCTTCGGTCGCGGACCCTGAACCACCAGGCTCCACCTGTATGATCTCTGCCTCGTATCTTGCAGCATCTCTCTCTAACCCGATCTGATCACCGGGGGCGGCTCCGAAATCCAAAGGGATTAGTGCGTTCTGTGGGTTGTTGACCCATATCACTCCGGCATCATCTGTGCTGTTGACGTTCTCCGGCAGATTGGGATCTTGCTCCCTCTCTGCCTTATTACCCAGAACGATGCGCTTAAATCGCTTTAAAAGGTCCTGACGGCGTGACAGAGAGTCTATAATGATCTGCTCGACGCTTTCCTCATATGCCATCATCGGTACGCCCCAGAACGTATCAGAGAGGTCATAAGAGAGGGTGTAATACGGAAAGCCACCAGAGACAAGAAAACTGTTGGTGGGTCTCGCATCGATGAGCAGTTCTCGTCCCGTGAGTGGATCGATGGACATAACGGGATCGTGGCGAAGAAGGGGATGTGGGATGTCCTCAACTGGGTCTTCTATGTCATTGGCAAAGACGATGCGCTTGCGATGTGTCCTGTCATGGATTTCATGGAGTAAAACCATCTCGCTCAGGTTTTTTGCCGTGGCGACATGCCTGTCATCTTCAAATTCTTCATCACCACCGAGGAGAGACTCATTAAAAGACTCCTGCTGTGTTTTGGAAAGGGACTTGAACTGTCTTTTAAACTTATCGAAGCGGGGATCTTTGCGAACAAATTCCAGCGGTACGAGCATCTTCTCAATAACATATTGTGCAGCTGAGAAGTTATGTGGGGAGCATAGCGGATCAACGATGATGTTTCTCGCGCTCACCCATTGGATATATGGAAAATCTTCCTGCAAGTCATCACTGGCGACATATGGCGATACGGCATCTGCACCGGGAGGGTTGTAGCCGACCTTCAAAAAGCTCCTGAAGGTGAACAGTGCCTCGAACATGCACTGATGGACCTCTTTTTTCATCCCTGTAAGCTTCATCGCCTGTTCCGCTGCACGCTCCAGTGTCACCTCTGCATTTTTGTGCCTGTTAACGAGTTCCCCCTCGTCCATATGTATGAATATCCGGGGATAGTTGTATGCTACAGAGGCGATGAGCTTGCGAACAAGGGGATAAAACCGCGATACCCTGACGACATGCTCGTCTTTCATCCCTGCGACATGGAGATCGAGATTATAACGGGCATACAGGTCGTCCCAATCAGCCATTTTCTCTTTCATGAACGACTGCCCGTTTTTAAGAATCTTCTGCCACCTGTCTATCTCATTTTGTCTCATGTCATGCCCTTCGTCGCAATCTCAGTTGCTTTTCACCCACTTCACGTGCTGAAGTCAAGATATTGTCGCCATACATCATATCTCTCCTCTTCTTCGTATATACCGAAAAGCCGGGAGAGTATGTCGTGTCCAGGACCCTGCCGATCAGGCTCAATGCGTCTACAGCATCATCATGGTTGCCGTGCGGGAAGTGCAGCATCTCGTCGATAACGGCATCTGCCCACTTGCTATGCTTGGGGAAATACATCTTACCCATCGCCATACGACCGCGTATCGACTGCGCACGCTGTGCCTTGCTCTGTACTGACGGCAAGGAATCCACATCACAGTAAACACCGCGTTCTCCCATCATCTGTCGCAAAAAAGGACCGACACTTTTGTCTATCTGCCCCTTCTCACCAATCCACTGCACGGGCTTCCACTCCTTCATCATCGCTATCATCACCTCTACCCATTCGTAGGCATCTGCCTGTGCTCTGTAGCAGTCCAACACGTATATATCTTTATCCGCTGTGATGCCGAAGACCATATGCACCGTGTAATCGCCTCCCTTGTCGGTGACAGCGAAGTCACTGGTCGCATATATCGTCATATCTTCGGTAGGTGGGCGCTTGCCATACCTCTGTATCCACTCCACCTTGAAATAATCGCCCTCTTCAGGAGTCGGACGCTGCTGATACATCGCCGACCAGAATCGCGTGCCTCCCGAGGCTGTCAGCAACTGGCGCGTTTCCTCCAACTTCTCGATAGGATACCAGTCAGACCACAGCGCCTCACCAGGTTTCCTGCCTAAAACATCGTTTTCTTCTGCTATTGCCGGCAAGGTCAGCACATCCCATTGCTGACCGCCATCTTCCATGTCTGTGAGCAGCCGCCCACTCAGATCATCTTCATGCCATCTGGTCTGCACCACCACAATGCGACCCTCTGGCTGTAAACGCGTATACGCTACTGTTGCAAACCAGTCCCACACCTTGTCACGTATAAGCTCAGAATCTGCCTCTGCAGCATCTCTTACCGGATCATCGATGATAAAGAGGTCGGCACCACGACCAGTAGTTGCGCCCTGCACACCGACAGCCATGTATACACCGTCTTTGTTGGTATGCCAACGATTTGATGCTTTTGAGTCCGGTGCCAGGCTTACATCTGGGAAAATATCCCCAAAATCGGAGTCAGAGATGGTATTTCTGACCCTTCTGCCGAAATCTTCACTCAACCTGCCCGAATATGATGCCGTAATGATCTGTTTTGTCGGATTTCTGCCGATAAACCATGCCGGAAAGTAGATACTTGCCAATGTGCTCTTGCCACTGCGTGGCGGCATGAAAATCATCAACCTTTTGATGTCTCCACGCTCTACTGCCATCAACTTGTCAGCGATTAATCTGTGGTGCTTGGCACATTCAAACGCAGGCATGGCGCTTTGGGCAAACTTTATTAGATCATCTTGCCCCGACTTCTGCTTGATATACCCCTTGAGCGTTTCGATCTGCTTCTGGAGGTCTGCAACAGTCGGTTGAGATCTCATTCTGGCACCTTGCCGGGCTCTATGACATTTTCTTCTGGCATAGAAAAACCCGATGGAGGATCGATAGGGTGGGACAGAGCACCCCGTTTCCCGATCCCTGCCATCGGGTTAAAGTGGTATTTAAAATCTACTGCGGCTGTTTAAGGACTGATGCTATTATATATATATGAGGAAATACCCATATAGGCAGACAGTTTTTTTTCAATACCCACCAGTAGGCTACTGACTTTACTGACGAAAGGGGCTTTTGTCAGCTTTGTCAGTGCTTTGGTAGTGGATATCTCAGAAAATTTCACCAACATCAACAGTTAAGAGGCTACACCATCTCCGCTTTCTTCATCTCTTTCGCCTGAGCCATCAACACATCCAACTCCTCCAGCAACCCACTGGCATCGACATTGTCCATCTTCGCCTCAGAGACATGGTGCTGCGTCACATGAGAAGCCTTTAAACTCGGAAAAGCCTTATCCATGATCAGCTTCATCGCCTGGATCTGCTCAGAAA